CGCGCACATAAATGATTTGGCCCTCTCGCGGGCGCACGAGATGCCACTGGTGCCGGGAGATTTCACGGTCACCAATCCAAACGTGGATGTGGCCTTCGTAGGCTTCGTTCAGGTCGAGCGATGCAACAAGTTGCTCGACGGTCTGGCCCTCGACGGCGAGGGCTTGTTCAAACGCAGAAGAAAATGGGTGCGGCTGGTAGACAATTTGCGAAGGCGGCACGGCAAGAAGCTGACGCGCAGCCTCGTTTCCTGTGCTCAATTCATGTACTTCGCCGGTCATCAGTTGCCTCGTGTCGGTAAAACCCTATTACCCGTCGCTCCCACATCGACGTCCGGTAGCTTTCCACGCAAGAATCTGCATCTTCGTGGCAGTGCAGCATCACACCGGGCGTTATCACAAGTCCAACATGCAGGGGAGCGCCTCTCATTCTAATGAGGACGCCATCGCCTGTGCGCTCTAGACCGGCTGGTACCGGCGTGAAACGCGCCGCATGGATTTCAGCGTGCTGTCCCACGGCTTTTGGGTTCTGGCCGGGGTACCAGCCATCACCAAGGTACTCAGGCAGGGCAACGCCAAACTGGTCTTTCCAGACCAACGCCAGCAGCCCCCAACAATCACAACCGTGATAATCCCTGCCGTGCGTGACGTAGGGGATGCCGATGTACGACTTGACCCATGACGGCAAGGTTTCCACTTAGAACAGCCCCGGAAATCGACTCGGCGTCATGGTTGATGTGATTGGCTCCGTGAAGATGGACTCGTAGACCAAGTCGCCGGTCACGGCCTGCGCGTCGTACTCCACCTCGCGCATCACCAAGCCCTCAAATCCGATCTCGACCACATCCGGGTACGAAGCAAGGATGACCTCAAGCGAGATTGACGGCGGCGAGGTGATCGACCGGATGATGTTGACGATGCGCCGGTCGAGGTTGTCGATGCGCAGCCGTGCCTTGGACGGCATGTCAGGGTCTTCCCCGGGCAAGTCGATCTCAAACGGGAACGCGATGAACTCGTTTCCCCGAGAGGTGATGTTCTCGTTGTTGTTGACCACACGCACCGGTTCTAGAAGATCGGGGTGGCTGATGGTCAGAAGCACCAGCCAGACTTCGGATGTCTGCTGCGCGTTCCCCGAAGCGATGGCGCGGCTGGATAGTGCTCGGCTCATATCAGACGGTCTCCAGAACCATTGATGCCCGCATGTAGGCACCGCCAGCCGGGGTGTAAGCCGGAGCCGGATTGCGAAAACGCAGGGTGATGCTCTCCCGGGTCAGCGGGTGAAGCCAGTCGAACGGGAGGGAGCCACCTTGGAGCGTGTCTTGCCAGAAATCTTCAAATGTCGCCAGTTGTGACTCATTGAGCATGAGCACGATGGTGAACTTGCGGATTTGCTTGGTGAAGCGGCGACGGACTTTGACCGAGCCGGTCTCCATTTGCGACTCGATTGTTTGGTCGTTCAGCTTCTCGGTGTAGCCCTCCTCGAGGACAAACTGCGGAAGATCGGTTGGGTAAACGATTGCCATATCACATCCTAGTCACGGGTCGGGTTGAACCGAAGTTTGTTTGCATGTCCCTGTCCATCTCGCCGTTGCGCATGGCCTTGCGAACCTCATCACGCACCAAGACAGAAATGAACTTGCGGCCATCTGGCCCAGACTTCTCTTCCACCTCGACAGGGTTGGAGCCGCTGCTGCTGCGCTGGTCAAAGACCTGCACAACAACGCCACCACCGCCACCAGAAACGCCCAAGCGGCCCGATGCGTCGCGTTGCAAGGGCATGATGGCCTCCGGGCCTGCTTCGCCCATGAGGCCCAAAGCGCCGCCACTGGCGTACTTAAAGAGCGTTGGGTTGCTGACGACCGAATTCGAGAAAATGCCGCCGTTCGCAAACCGACGAACACCGCCAGCATCGAAAGCTGCGCCAAACGCCGCAGTCAGTGTTGGCCCTGAAAATGGGTCGGGTGCACCGCCGCCGCCAGCAGTGCCGCCGCCAAGACTGACGGGGCCACTAAAGAAGCGGGCAAGTCCAGCCTTTGCCGCATTGGCAGCGGCCATTACGAAAGGCTTGACGCCAATCTCGTACATCATCTCGGCACCGGCTCTGCGAACCATGTTAGAGATTCCGTTGAAGAACGCGTCTGCGTTCATCTTCCCGCTGGTGAACATCTCCTCGAAAGACGAGACAAAGACGTTCTTCATGTCGGATGCCGCGCCGTCAACGATCGAGAAAATGCTCTCAACGCGCTGGCGCTGCTTTTCGTAGGCGATGGTCTGGCGCTCAATCTCTTCGGTGATTCGCAACTGACGAGCGATCGCTTCCTCAGATGCGCCATCACCCTCAAGTTCATTTCGCTTTGCCAGCAGCGCGTTCTGGACACGGAACTCCTCGCTGGTCATGAAAACCAGCTTCTGGCGGTCTTGGATGACTTTCAACTGCCGGTTAAGGGCGTTTTCCTGTGCAAGCATGTCTCGCTCGATGCCGCTTTGGTTCTCGGCACGCATGGAGTTGCCGAGCGCCTCGCGCTGGTCGGGGGCAACGTTTGCCTGCGCACGCTCAATGCGACGATTCAGTTCAATGCGCCGAATTTCAGCCTGCGAACCAAGACGACCAAACCTGTTGTTGTTGTAGCCGTTCTCGATGATCTGGCGGTTTGTGGTCGTGTTGAAGTCAGACTCGAATATCTGAGACCTAGCTGCGGCCTCTTCCTCAATCCTGAAACGACGACGTTGCATCTCGGCCAACTGCGGGTCACGCAGTGCCGTCTGGTTGGCGTTGATGGTGTTGGCGGCAAGTCTTCCTGCGAAGCCGTTGCCAACGGTGTCGAGCTTGGCCTGCGCCAGTGAAATTTGCAGCGTCTCATTGACTCGCGCCTGCGAATCAGCAAAGTCATCTGCTGCCTTTTTGCTGGCGGCAAGAGCAGCCGTGTACTTGTTCATGAACGCGGTGACTCCGGCGTTGCCGTCGCCGAGCTTGCCGAACATTTCAAACTTTGCGTTCGCGGACTCGGTTGCCACTTCGACGCTCCGCATCTGCTCACGGGTTCCACCAACGGCAGCGGCAAGCTGAATCTGCGCTTGCGTTTGACGCTCAAGCGATGTGATCGAGTCACCCTTTTCTGTCAGCGTCCTTTGCAAACCGGCGCTGATGAAGTCGTTGAGAGAGCCGCCAGTCCCTTCCTTGGCTGCGGCCCTCTGCATCTGAATGGCCTGCATGACGATGGCATTGCCACCGCCACCACCGCCGATGCTTCTTGCCAACGTTGCGTCACTGGCCTCGCGTTGCACCTTTGCAAGCGTGGTGAGCATCTGGCTGAGTTCAGCCCTTGCGACAGCAGCCTGACGGGTCAACGACGGAAGCAGCGCCCTATCTGCATCCGTGGCAATTCCGGTCTGCATGCGTATGCGCACGCCAGCAAGGGCGTTCTCAACGGCAGCAACGTTTGCCGTCAGCGCCTGTGCTTTCTTGTTGTAGTCATCGAACTCGTTTGCGCCTGTCTCTGCACCTTTTGTGATGAAGGCCCGCGCCAGCTTTGCCTCTTCGTCGGCATTAGCCTTGGAGACCTCGGACATCTCCCTTGTGGCCTGATCCCGCAATGCCTTGATACGCGCATCAATTGATGCAACCTCTCGCTCGGAGTTAACCCCGGGCAGCTTTGCAAATGTGGCTCGTCGTGCCTCAAGGGCGCTGATCTGCGCTCCAAGGTTTTCAGGTTGCAAAGCCGCATTGGCCTTGTTGACCAAGTCGGCAAAGAAGTTCGGGACGCTTCGAACAAACGCAGACGAGTTCCATTTTTGGCCGAGCGTTGCAAGCAACTGATCCCATGAGTCGGCGGCACGCGAGTTGGCTTTTTCGACGGTGTCTGGCAGCTTGGCGAACTCTTCGTTGGCCTTTGCCGATGACTTCAGGATGGCCTCGAACACCTTACTGCCGGTCAACTCTCCAGCAGCGCCCATCGAACGAATCTGCCCGACGGACACGCCAAGGCCGTCTGCGATCGCTTTTGCAAGCGCAGGCATGTTCTCCATGATGGAGCGCAGTTCGTCGCCGTTGAGCTTGCCGGACGCCAAGGCTTGCGACAACTGAACCATACCGCTGCCGATTTCACCCTTGCTGGCACCTGACACGGCACCGAGCTTCTGGATGGTTTCCGACAACTTGAGAATTTGGTCACGAGTTGCGCCAAGCGCCTCGCCGTTGCGGGCAAGACGCAAAAAGCTGTCAGACGCCGCACCAAACCCAAGACCGGTTTTTTGGGTCGTCTCGTACAAGGAATTCAGGGACTGAATCGCAGCGGCCTGAGAACCGAGAGCATTGCGCAGGCGGGCTTCGAGCAGGCCGTAACGATCTGCCGCCTCGGCCAGTGGTTGATTCAGTTTGTACCAAGCGGCACCAAGGGCACCGACAGCAACCGCACCGCCTGCCGCCATTAGACCAACTGGCCCCAAGGCCGCTGCCGCACGGCTTGCGAGTCCACTCACGTTGCCCATTGCGGCAGCAAGCCCGCTGCCGCCCATGCCGCCGCCGAGCGCACCGGCCAGCATCTGAATCTGTTGAGCGCTGACGCTGATGGTGCCCGTCAGTTTGCCGAATTGCTCTGCGGCGGCAGCAGCCCCCGTGCCGCTGTTCTTAGCGGCGTCGTTGGCCTGTTTCAGCCCTTGTGCGGCCTTGTCTGCGTCCCGAGCCAGCTTCTGCTCGGCATCACCGAGCTTGCTGACGCTTGCCGCAGCACCTTCAGCGGCGTTCTTTGCCTGCTGAAGCGGACTGGTGTCAATCCTAAAACCAAGTTCGAAAATGTCGCTCATGGGTGCTCCTGTTTTCAGTCGTTCTGTTCTGCCGTCACCTCAAGAAAGGCGTCGTCGATGGCTCTCAATGTATCCACCTCCCACGGGTCGAGAGGCAAGCGCATAAGGCGCACCCATGCCTCGATCTCGCCGAAGGAGATGGGGTTCGGCCCAAACCCGTTGTTCCCACGCGTGCGCGAGAGCGACAGGAATGCCGACCAGAGGTAACGGAGTTCTTTGGGGAACGGCGGCGGTTGCGCCTTGAATTTGCGACCGGTTTGTCGCTCTACCGCTGCGTAGTGATCGGAGAGCGCAGTCCCCCCCGATCGTCTGTTGAGACCGAACTGAAAACGGGCGTAGGCGATCAGCGCTTCGACAACGCCTGAATAAAATTTGCCCGGTTTCCAACAAACGCATCAACCTGCTCCCTGATGACGGGGTAGTTTTGGTACAACTTGAGTGCGTTCTCGACCGTGCATGGAATCGGCTCACCTTGGGGCGTGTTGACGCCAACCCAGCCGGTCGTGCAAACCGCGAGGATTTCCATGCTGTCGGCTTCGACTTCATCGATCTCTTCAACGGTCAGGTCTTTCGCCCCAAGTGCTCGGCGCTCAAGACGCTTGCGCACGTTTTCACGGGTGAGACTGCGGTACTTCGACGAGTCCGGCCCGAGCAACGTGATCTGAACCTCTTTGCCGTCACGGTCGAGCAGCAGTGAGCCGTCAACACGACGAATGGAGAGTGGGACGCCCTGCTCGGACAGGGTTTTGGTGTCTACGCTTGCTAAGTCAAAATCCATGATTGCCTCTTTGCTTTCAAGTGGGGATGTGGAAAGCGCCGCCCGTGGTGGGCGACGCTGTTTTGCGGTCATTAAGCGTTGCTACGCTGCACGACCAGAGTGCTTGTGTCGAAGCCAGTACCGTTCTTGAGCAGAGCTTGGAACGGGAACGATGCGACAACACCGCCATCGGGGCCGATGGTTTTGGACACGCCAGTGAACTTCACGCGGTTGAACGCGAAGGACAGGAAGTCCTTGGGATCGTTGCCGGAGGCTTCGAGGGTCGAGGCGATCGCAACTTCCGTCTCGTTCAGGAACACGTTGAGCAGCGACTCGTTTTCCAGATAAGCAGAAACGTTGCCGGTGATCACGCTGCGGCCATAGAAAATCTCAGGCACAACGTTCGAGCCAATCACGGGGTTGGACGACAGGTTGTTGGTGATCTGGAAGTCCAGACCAGTCACAACCGCCGAGGCAACGCCGTCGATCAGCAGGTTGCCGTTGACGCCAGCCAGCACGCCGGTAGTGGTTTCGGCGGCAGGGTTGGTAAAGAACGGAGCAGATGCGCCGGATGCCACAACGCCGTTCTTGCCTTGGAAGCCAATGTTGACGGTGGCGATGCCAGCAGGCGGCAGGCTGATGCCGCACTCGCCAACGCGCATGCCAGTGAACAGTTCGTTCACATCGATGTCGGGATACGACTGCTCGATGGTGAAGGAACGTTGCTGCGTGCCGTTGATCAGCTTGCGGCCAGCGACAGCCACGCCAAAGGTGGTCTGTGCGCTCATCACGGCAGGCGTCGGGAAGACGGTTGCCGCCGTGGCGGTCAGGCTGACGATGCGAAAGTTCTTACCGACGTTGGCGTGGGTGAAGCCGCTGAGACGGATCACATCTCCGACGCGGAAACCAGCAGCCGCCCAAGTGCCAGCGGTGATCTGGAAGGCGCTGCCACTGACGGCCAAACTGGTGAACTGCGTGGCGGATGCAGCCGCACCGGCAGTCCAAGAGCCACGCAGAGCGGCTTCAATGAAGTCGTCGTAGGTGGCAAGCGACAGTTCGCCGTTGATTGCACCGCCAGCGCGACGCGTGCCGTGACGTGCGTCAAAGACCTGCTGGTCGCTGCGCACCTCGTTTGACTGGAACGCGTCCTTCGACGTTTGCAGCGACGACTGCACTCGGCGCAGCAGTTGACCGGCAGCGGACGACGCCGTGCCAAAGGTGGTTTCTGCGCCGTAGCGCAGCGTGACGTTGACGTTACTCTGTAAGGGCATGAGGGGTCTCCTTCTTCAAAGATGAACCCGACTTGCGGGTTGGGGTTGAGGGCGATTCATTTCAATTCACTGTGTAGGCCACGGCGGTGAGCGTGACCGAGCAGTTGATCCAATCCGGCTCCTGCGTGAGGGAGCCTCGCTGAACCTGCTGCACGACACCCTTCGTCGAGCCGTAGACCAGCGCAGTGCCGGGACAAAATTGCTTCATGAGGACGCCAGCCATCTGCTCGATGTCGACCGTCCCCGCGTTAGCAGGGTAATGCAGGGTGAAACTTGCATTTACCGTGTGTGCGATCGTCCCACCGGGGCCAAGCGCACGCACATCTGACGACAAAGGGCGCAGGCTTTCAGTGACGTAAGCCGTTCCCTTGGTCGCCGTAAACTCGCGGCCTTCCCACTGCTGCTCTGGAAGGTTTTGAACCGTCAGAAGCGACTGGCGAATGGCCGCACGAAGGTCGGAGTGGACAGTAATGGCGCTCATTTCGTTGCCAACTCCATTGCGATCTTGTTCACGATCGACTGCCATTGAGAGGCGGTGTCGGTCGTAAAAAAGCGGCCTGACATGCGCGTGGTGCCGTACTCGACAAACTTGGCGTAGCGGGCGTTGTTGGTCATCCAGTAGATGTCCCCTGCTTTGATGCCGGAGCACACGAGAGCCACGTCAGCATTGGCCTTCGCTTGGCCTCCAGCGGCCCCCTGTGCGGCTTTTGGTGCGCCGATGGCAGGTTGCCACGACGAACGCAAGAAACCGGTGTCAACGGGCGTAGCCTGCACCACGCGGAAACTCACCTCTTGGCTGGCTTGGCGTGCTAATGCATCGAGCTTGCCGCTGGCCTTTTTGGCCCAAGCGGACAGGTCGGCGTTGAATTGCATCCCGGTTTTCATCGGTTACCTCACCGCCGCGAGGGTGTAGAAAATGGTGCCGTCTCCTGCCGGGTCGAGGGCTTGGGCCGACTTGATCGTCCAGTCGCTGCCTTTCCAGACAAGAGAGTCGCCGGGGCGAGGCTCAAACGCTGGAACGCCTTTGTAGGCGACGTCAAACTGCAAAGCGGCAGCGAAACTCAACGACCCGAGGTCGAAGTCCAGCGAGTTCTTGCTGATGGCCGACGCCACACCAACAAACCCAAGGGTCTGGGCGGTTGTGGTTTCCTGCTGCGTGACCGGGTCAAAGCCGGATTTGCTGCGCCGAGTGATCGGCACGACGCCACCCTTGCGCGAAAGCATCGCGTAAGCGGCAGCGTTTTTGGCAGCGTATTTCCCCACGTTTACTCCGTGAGGCCATTGCCTGCTGGCGGGGCGTCATGCATGCCCAAGCCGAAATAGCCCGTGGTGCTTCCACCAAACAAGGGCGACGGATCGTGGTCTTTGGACTTGATGTACTGCTTGAGCAGGTTTTCAGCAATTGTCCACACCTTACCCACAGGGGCGTCATCGGCGTAGGTGGTCGAGAGTGAGCCAACGGACTCGCTCTTGATCTTGCCGCCTCGATCGAGGTCAACGTACAAGTCCTCGGTCAGCGCCTTGAGCGCCAACTCGCAGCAGGCATCCCGGACGCGCTTTGGCACGCCGGTGACTTCGTGGCTCGACCAGTCGAACAGCGATTCACGCGGAAACTCCAAAGCCTGCGAGCCGAGCATGCGGCTACCTTTGTAGCGGTAGCGGCTGTCAATGTAGATCGTCGCCTCGCGCACCTTCTGCTCGAGCACAGTGTCGGTGTTTCCAGCGTAGGCGATTCCGCGTGCGTCGGCGTAGGTCTTGAGCGCGGCAACGGACACGTAAGCGTCAGCGTCAGCCTTGCCAGTCCCGTCTTCAACAAACAATGCCATGCTCGTTCCTCGTTACGCGGCGACCCGAGCGTCAGCGGCTTCTTTGCTCATCGGCCCTTCCACTTCAGTTCCTTGGGCATCAAGGATGAAGTAGCGACCAAAGCCGCGATGCTCGGCCCGCAGGCCATTCCCCGACAGGGCCGGGGGGTTGCTTTGTGCCTCTGGCTGCGCGTCCTTTACGGGCTTCGCCGCCTTTGGCTTTTCTTTGGGCACAGGCTTGGCTGCATCTGTGGCGACGTCGATGATTCTCGTGTCGTACATCTGGCGCAGCCTGCGCACCTCAATGTTCTTTGTCTCAACCAGATCGCCCAATTTGTAGGCCACGCCGTTCATCACGAATGGCTTGACGCACTGAAAGGCGTTGTTCGGCGAGAAGGAGGGTCTGTAAATCATGACCGGAGCTTTCCAACGAAAAAATGAAATGAAGTTCAGGGCAGAGGGTGTTTCCACCCCCTGCCGCTGCTGGTTTAGGCTACGACGCCACTCCAGAACGCGCCCAAATCGGCACTCACGAGTTTCAGGTCGAAGCTCATGTCGATCTCAACGCGGTCGGCACCCAACTGCTCCATGCGGAACGAACGGATGCGGTTGCCTTCTGCGCCAGCGCCCAACAGGCCAGTCCACGAGAAGGTGTAACCAGCGGTCGGGGTCATCAGACCGGGAGCGTTGGTTGCGTAGGTCAGCAGGCAGTTCTTGCCGCCGATGAAGCCGTGGCTTGCAGCTTGGCCTTCCTTGGCGCTGTTCTCGACGGCGTTCATCACGAGGATTTCGTCGACGTTGAACAGCTTGGCAAGGGTGTCTTGACCAGCCATTGCGGGGCCACCAGAGGTCTGACCGTACTTAATGCGGTCGATGATGTCGGGGTGATCCAACAGGGCATCGAACACGGCACGGCCAAGCACCAGCTTGTTCGGCTCAAAGCCGGTGGACTGAGCGATGGCACGCTTCTGGGCACGCACGTCCTCGATGGGGTTCGAGTTGGCGTCGTTCCATTGCAGCACTTGCGAGCCGCTTGGTGCAGAGGCGGCACCAGCCTTCTCGTTCGTCCACACGCCGGTCTTGAAGTACGAGTTCACCCACAGCTTCTCACGCTTGATGAGGGCTTTGTGCGTCACGTAAGCGGTGGCTTCACGGTCTGGGTTCAGGGCGGCATCGGAGTTCGCACGCACTTCGTCAGGGATGTCCTTGTGGAAGGAGAAACGGTTGGCGAAGTAGGTGGGAGTGCTGTCGATGGTGTAGCCGCCGCCAGCAGATTCGGTGGCGGGGGCGCGGGCCTGCATCTCGTCGCGGTTGAAGTCACCACGCTCGTAGGTGTAGTAACGATCGCTTTGCTTGCTCACGGGGATGTTGGGGAACACGCGTGAGGCAACAAAGTTGTTGGCGTTTTGCAGGAATGCGATGCTGATGTTGGTCAGCGGGGTATTGACGTGGACGTCGCCGGGGGTAGGATTCATTTTGGAATCTCCTTTAACTGGTGATCGGTTTAGGAAACGACTGCGGCAGCGCCGGTACCGGAGGCGCTGACCAGCACGCTGATCACGTCACCAGACACACCGCCAGTCACTGCAATTCCAAGGATGGAGTCGCCAGTGGCAGCAGCCACGATTTGGCCGGTGGCGTTTGCGGTCACGCGTGCGCCTGCGGCCACGGTTCCACCAGCCTTAGCCTTGGAAACACCGCCGACGGCGACAGTTGCTGCCTGACCGTTGCCGGGGTTGTTTTGCAGAATGCCGACGGCGAAGTCGTCAGCGTCAGCAGTCACGGCAGCGCCGTTGGCGTTGATCGAGACTGCGAGGAACTGCTTGGTTGACAAATCTGCGCCTGCAACGAGGCTGATTCTGTCCATGTCGATTTCGAATGCCATTTCTGACTCCTTTCGTTTGTTGGGTTAGGCGGCGCGACGCTTGGCGACGTACGCGTTGTAAAGCGCGGGATTCTCTTCCACGGCTTTCGCGTATGCCTGCTCGGCGGTCATGCCTTTGTTGACGGCACGAATCTCATCGGCTTTGGCCTTGATGATCAATTCGGGGTCGCCGTCGACGGCTTGAGTGGTGCCCATCGCTTTGAACAGATGCGCGACCTTGCCTTGCTCGGATTGAGCCTTGAGCATGGTTTCCAGTGCGTCTGCATCAGCAGCAGTGGTCAGACCCTTGCGCACGCGCAACAGCATCGGGCCAACTTCCTCGGCGTTGCCGAAGCCGAGGGTCTTGGCCTTGGCGATGGCTTCTTGAGTTTCGGTGGCAGCTTGCATTTTTGCGACGGCTTCTTCGGCAGCTTTGGCCTTGGCCTCGCTCTCCTCGATGCGCTTGCGCACAACTTCAGGCAGGGACTTCATGACGTCTTCGTCAGATTCCTGTGCCTTGGTGGCTTGCTTGAGATCGGTGATCTCGTCGTCTTTTGCCTTGATGACTGCTTGGGCATCTTCGAGGGCACTTTCAGCTTCGGTGGTTCGCTTTTCCAGCGCGACCAGCTTGCCTTCAGCGTCCTCAAGTGCTTTTGACAGAGCTTCAATGTCCATGTCTTGCTCCTTGAGTTGAGCCGCCGCACTAGCGGCAGCGTCTGGATTCCGGGGGGTACCGCCCGGGTCGGTTTGCCCAAAACGGGACAACAGTTTTGAGAGGACGTTGGTGTCCTCATCGGTGTTCGTGGCACCCATGCAAGAACGCTTGCGGGCGCATTTGTCGGGGGTTTCGCAATCAGCGCAGGTTTTGAAGTCGGCTTTTGCTTTGAAAATGACGACGCGGGCCTCGCCATTGGCCCCTTCGTCAACGAGACTGATCTCGTCGATGGTCATGTCTGACAGTTGATTTGGCATGCGCATCACTCCTGTGGCGTACGGCGACCCTTGCCGCCAATACTGAAAGCGCGGTACTTCCCTTTCCGCACTCCCTCTTGGATTGCCGGGTCATTGATTTGCATCTTGACCCACCAGCCCCGCTTGCCGTCGGTGATGCCGAGTACCTTCGCAAATTCATCATCGATGATCACGCTCTCGACAACCTCTCCGACTTGGTTGCCAGCGTGCATCGCCTTTGCGACTCGTGCGTCTGAGACGAATTTGTGCGCAGCCTTGCGCAGTTCGTCGATGGAAATGATATCGCCTTGATAATCCGTCACGGCCTTTCCGTCCACGGTGGCGACGCTTGCCCAACCGGCGACAGTTTTTCCGCTGATGTCGGCCTTTTCAAAAGTGATGGCAATGCTGAAGTCCATGAGGGTTCTCCTTGGGTTGGTTTCAAAAGTGTAAAAGGGCGCTCCACGAGCCAAACGGGTATCGCAGCGCGACAGCTTGCAAGTGGCGCGTGATGCACCCGGGCCAGACAAATGAGCGCATCAGGAGCCGTAGCCCCGTGCGCTGAATGTCGTGGTTGTGATAGCCGCCGAGGGTTGGCGGCTTCTAGGCCATGTTGGCGCTAGTTGTGACGATCACTCGTCTTCGGTCGGATATGGGATGCCGGTCAGCGCGTGCGCGTGCGCTTCGATGATGCCGTCAAGCCTCCAGCCTTCCTCTTCCGCGTCCTGTTTGTTCAGTGCCATGCTGTCCACCTCTTGGTAGACGGCAGAGAGCATCGAAACGAGGAGAGAAAACACGGCCTCGTCGTCCTTGCACTCCAAGTCGTACGAGTCGATCAGGAACTGACCAAGCTGCTCCGGGCTATTCCACGGCTGGACAAAGAAGGCCACCGATCGCGGGCCACGGCCCATGAGCAGTTCAGCAAGATCAAGGCAAGCTGCAACGTCTTCTTGCTGCGCTTCTGCTGGCTCCATCTTCCCCTCAAGGTACATACCTCGGCGGGCAAGCGCGTCGGCAACCAAGTTGCGCAGCAGGTCAGACGCCGTTTGCAGCGATGCCAAGATCGGCTTTGAGCCAGCGTCGCCGACTTGCGAAACAAAGCCGCTGCCGATGAGATCGTCGTGGTCTTGAGTTGTCATGGTTTGCCCTTCAGTGTGCCTTTGACGGTCGGCAAGATTACCGCTTCAATGATCGTTTTTCCGCTGGATTCGTACACACGGTTGATAGCATACCGTGCGTTTTCGGCCATGACCAGTTCGAGTTCCCCCTTGTGCGCGGAGAGCTTGTCATCCACCCAGATCGCCTTTGCGCCCGCCGCCGCGACAAGACGCATCTCCACGTTCTTGCCTTCGCCGTAGCCACCCTTTTGCTTGATGGACTCAAACTGCGGCGACTGAATGACGTCACCGGGCTGGAGTGCTTGGATTTGCTTCAACGCGCCGCCGCTGATGCTGATAGACCGGGCGTACTGGCTTCCCTCTGGAAGTTCCAGCGACGCCTTGTGAATCGCCTCCGAGACGGCTTGAATCGTTGAGTTGATCTCGCCCTTGTTGCGCATCTGGTCGTTCGCACCGAAGGCCCAATTGGTCGTGTACTTGCGCACGTTGTCCTTGGTCTTTTGGTCGAGCGTTTCGATGTGCTTGTTGTGCTGATCTTTGATCGACTGCGGAACCTTGCCTGTCCACGTCCCAGCCCCGGCGAACGCCTGCTTCACTGTTCCCGCATCCGTCTTGCCAAGCATGACGAACGAAGCCGCCTTGTGGTGGGCCGACACGTTGTAAGCGTCGGTGACGGGCACCGGCTTGAAATGCTCGGCGTGCGCAGCGAGGCTCTTGTAAGGCGTCTTTCCGATCGTGATCGGTGGGACGTTCTTGCTCATGCCTGTCTTGGGGCGCGGCGGGAAAAGCTGCACCTCCAGTTCCTGCACCAAGTCCTGCTTGAACTCGGTCAGCTTCTGGCTCAATTGGCTGAACTTGTCGTAGGACTTCAGGTTTGCAAGGTCGCCGTTGCGGGCGAATTGCAACAGCACCTCTGCGTGGTGCTCGTTCTCCTTTTTGACCTCGACTTTGGAGGTGATGAACTCCGGCTTGGACGGCAGCTTGGCGGCGTCGATCTTGACAGCGGTGGTACCGGGCGCTTGTGGTGGCTTTGGGATGGCCTTGCCTTGCGACACCAACAGGTCTGCCGCGTCGGCTGGCTTCATGCCGCCAAACAATGCGGGGTGGGTGTTGGCCTTTTGGCCTGCCGTAACCTTCTCGGCGATGCCGAGCGATGCCAGCGTGTCGTTGACGATCTTGGCCTGCTTGACGCCATAGGTGTTCGTCGCAAACGACATTCCAAGCAGCGCCTTGACGTCACCGGATTGGGCCGACGCCTTGATCTGGTCGATCTTCTTGTTGTGACTTGCCGCGTTCGTGTTCGACGTTGGCAGCTTCTGCTTGTCGAAGTCTGGCATCGCGGGGCCAGCGGCGACGTTTTTGCCGGGTTGCGGGACGTTGACGGCCTTGAGCGAGTCGTCGCCCATCTTGTCCACCAGCGTTGCAGTCTGCTTGGCCTTGAGGTCGTCCATCAGGCCACCGATGTGCGCGGTTAGCAGTCCAGAGTTGTGCGTGCTCTCGTTGCTTGCGGCGTGGAACATCCCCTCCAGCATGGTCAGGTTGCCAGACGCCCAACTGTTCGTTGCCTTGTCGGCGAGGAACTCGAACTTGGCCTTTGCACCGGGGACGCTTTCGACAAACGCTGGCAGGTCGGCGAGCTTCTTTTTGGGTGCAGTCGTTGCCTGAACGCTGGCCTGCGTCGTAGGCGCGACCTGCGCTGGCTCCGCAGCCGTCTTGGCCGCGACAAGGCTGTTGAAGTAGCTGTCAAACTTTTTCCCGTCCGCGCTGCTTGGCGGGTTTTTGAGGGTGATTTTCCCGGCACCGGTTGTGAAAACGATGTTGCCGCCAGCGATCTGCTTTGTGGCGATCAGAGCGTCGACCGGCATGTTGGCTATTTCTTTTGAAACTTCCTTGTACTTCGCTTGGTGAATGCCAGCGTACGTAGGCACGCTTGGAAGATTGCCGCCGCGCCCACCCGATACAGAAGCCGGTGTTTGTGAAACGGTTGGGGCCGGTTGCGCAACAGCAGCGGGCTTTTGCGAAACAGGAGCACCCATCGCTCCGTGCAACAACGCAATCTGGTCTGGCGCGTCTTGCTTTGTTTGGTAGGAGTAGCCGCCCTTGGTTTTTTGAGCCATCAGCTTTGCAGCCGCAACAGACGCCTCCCCGGTGCTGCCGAACTGCTTGGTCGTCGTTGAACCTGCGGTACCGATCTTCCCGTAGTGCGTCACCAACGTATTGCCGCTGACCGAAACGGCCCAGAACTTGTTGTGGCCGTCGCTTGTGTTGTGGAAAACGCTCTGCGTCACCTTCTGGGTGATTTGGGCCTGTGCGGCCACAGGCGCTGCCGCTTTGGGGGTTGCCGCAGGAGCGACCGAAACGGGCGCTGTGGCGGCAACCGTTGGCGCTGGCTCGGCCTTTACCTTCTCACCGGTCTGCATCTCCAGAACCCGTTGGGCCAAGTCCTGCTTGCGGTTGATCAGTTTGAGCGCCAGCGCCTTTTTCTCTGCGTCGTTGCCGCCGCCGTAGGTCATCACCATCTTGGTGATCGAGTCGTCGCTGATCGCCGCGACCTTCTTTGCACTTTCGGCAATCTGGGAGCTGGTCATTGACCCGTACACGGCAGCAGCCTGCGGGTTCTTTTGGGCGTCGCGCATCGACTTTAGTTCGAGCACGGAGTTGGTGAAGTCGGTTTTCAGCTTGCCTTGGGCGCGGTACTCCAGCGCACCGCCCGGGTCGATGTTGACGGCCTTGCCATCCACGCCGATCTTCGTGTTGTCGTAGGACATGCCAATCGCGTCGTAGTTGGCAAGCCACGCGTGGACGGCGAAGTCGGCTTGCGCAGCACTGAGGTGACCGGGGGTGTTCAACCCAAGCGACTGGAGGTTGTCCATCATCTTGGACGCGACGCCAATGCCACCGCCGTGCTTGCCTTCGAGATCGACCAGCTTCATTTCGGGCACGCCGATGCCTGCCGCTGCCATCAGCTTGGACGCCAGCACTTCGTTGTGGCTTTGCTTGGTCGCGCCGCCCGCGTTGCTGCCCTTGACCAGCCAGCGCACGCCGTTCTCGTCGGTGTAGATCGCCCCGGGGTTGGAGCCACCGGGCTTTGCGCCTGTCTGCTTCCATGCGGACAACTTGGCAGGGCCAGCGAGTTTGTCAGCGCTTGCGACAGCCTTGCCCTTCGACTCGTAGTCCTTGATCAACTGGTTGCCGTACTGCACAGAGCCTGCTGCCCACTTGGTCTGGGAGTTGGGCGTGATGCCAGACGCTTTGACCTGATCGAACTTGTTGAGCTTCTCGGCGTTGGCGCTGACGTACGCCTGCACTTTTGCGATGTCGCCTGCCTGCGCTGCTGCGTGCAGCGTCGCGGCCTTCTTGTCGTAGGCGGGATTGGCTGCACTGCCGAGCTTGGGCGGCAAGGTGAGGCCGTCAGCCCCCATTGCCTTCCACTGCCCGCCAACGGGCGTGCCTTCTGGCCAGCGTTCCTGCTTTTGCCACGCGCCGCCTTTTGCCGGAGCCGGAGCGGCCTTGCGCAAGGTGCTCAGTTCGTAGGACAGGGCGTTGAGGATGTCCTTGTCGTGCGGCTTGTTGAGAAGCTGAAGCGCCTCCTTCATGGGTGCAAGACGCATGGCCTGCGACTCCCAACCCATGTCCTTTGGCGTGCCGCCGACGCGGCGTGCAACAAAGAAGCGGGCCTTCGATGTGTCGCGCTCGTAATCGCCGAGGACGCCGACGATCTTGACCTTCAGCCCGGTCTCCTCGTACGCCTCCTTGATGGCGTTTTGCTGCAAGGAAAGACCGTCCTCTGCCGTGCCCTTGGGGAAGGTGTGGACGTAGCCACCGAAACTGTTTGTTGGGCGCGTCAGCCAGACACGGCCATCAGGCTCGACGACCATCACGCCAGCGCCCGTTTTCTTGGTTGGGTGCGGCTGGAAAGGCAGCGCGTCAAGGTCAGGGTTGGTGCCGTCCACCTTGGCCCACCCGGCTTTGTCAGTCGGGGCTTTCCACGACGACATCTTCACGCCGTTGAGCTTTTCTGGTGTGGCACTGCCGGGGGTGAAAGTGGCCGTCTTGTTTTTGTCCGTCCACGTTTGCGGGCTGCTGGCGCGGCTCGGGTAATTAATCGTCACCGGCTTGCCGTCCTCGCCCATTTGCTGGTGCGGCTTGGCACCCTTGGGTGGCGTTACCGGCACGAGAGAGTTGGCCCCCCACGAGCCAAACGCGGGGGCGTAGCCTTTTGGCCCGATGCCAAGCTGCGGAGCTTGCAGGGTGCCGCTTGCGCCGCCCGTGGAGCCTTTTGGGGCGAACTGGCCCCCTTTCCCGCCTTGGGTACCGGCAGGCCAGCGGTTGGCGAGCGCCTTGATGATCTCAAGACGCGCACGCAGAAGGTCAAAAGACAAGTTTGATGCCACGGTCACTTCTCCTTTGTTGCCTTTGGATGGCCAGACGGCAGCAGGCCGTTGTCTTGCACATAAGCCTTGTTGTCGGGCCGACCGGTGCGCAGCAGCTTCAGGTATGCGTTGACCCGGGCCAGCGCGTAAGCGCCAGAGGTCGCACTGGTGGTCTTGTCAGCCTGATGGGCAGCAGCGCCGCGCTCGTAGACCTGCCGAAGCACGTCGAAGGTCGTCTTGCGGGTGTCGTCCTTTGCCGCTGCGTTGGCTTCTTCAACCTTCTGCTTCAGCGCATTGACGATCGGCTCGGACAGCTTCTTGACCGGCTCGGCTTTTTTCTTGGGCTTGGGCTTGCTGCCCATTGGCGCGGGGACATGCACCGCACTTGCGGTCGGCCCCACCGCATTTGCGGCAGGCATGGCATCCTTGCGCACCCGGTTTGCGATTCCCTCGGCCCATGCTTTGCCAGCGTTGCCGCCCCACAAGTACCAAGCAATCGTTCCTGCGGTCGGCCCGCCGTCGGACTCTTTTTCGTCGGGCCTGTAGTTCTTGGCGTGGCGAGAGAAAAACGCGTGCATCCGCTTGACGGTTTCAAGGCTGATCGCGTCGCCGTTCTTGAGGTTGACGGCACGCTGCACGCCGGAGCCGATGCCTTGATCACTTGCCTGACTGTTCGACAATCCTCCACGCTTCCACTGTGCGCGAAGTTCCAAACCACGATTTGCAGCGGAGCGCACGCCGTCTGGAGGAGTGAATGTCTCACCCTTTGACACACGATCGCTGGCTATGCCAATGCGGCTTGATAGACTTGCGATTCGTTTCTGCAACTCGACGAGTTGATTTTCCATCACTGCTCCTGTGAATAAACCGTTCCGTGACCTGTCGGCCATCGACATTTACAAAGAATTGATCGCCACGTGCGATCGTCTTGACGCGCTTGCGGAACGCGCCATGTCACCTGCAACAGAAACAGCCTTGCGGACTGCGTCGCGGGTGATTCGCCGACTCTCGTCGGCTCTCTACAAAGCCAGCTTTTAGACGCCGCGATGGCGTCGGGCATCACTTGACCGTGAGAGCCTTCAATCGTCCTTGCAGACGCGAGGCCAGATCGCCCAGTGCCTTGGCACGCTCTTCGTGGTGTTTCCACGGAGAACTATTGCCCGGGTAGGGGATTTTCAGCGCGGCAGCGTAGGACGCCTTGTGGGCATTCATGCCATCGGTCACGACAGTGATTGCCGCCTTGACCTGCTTGGCATCCTTGCTTTCAAGCGCCGGGTTGCCAACGTCCAGTGCTTTTTGCCCCTTCTCGCTCGACAGCTTTGCGGCGCTGCGGTAAGCCTCGACCATCTTGGGACGGCTTGCAAGCGCAGCGGCCTCGTCGTCCTTGGGATTGGCAGCGCGTGCCGGGGCTGCGCCGCCTTTCTTCTTGCCCTCGTTAGGGATGCCGTCGCCATCGCCGTCACCGGGGATGCGCGGGCCTTTGCGACCGAGAGCCTTCTCAAGTTTGACGTTGAGGATGTTGAGTCGGGTTTTGAGTGGGGTGGTCATCGTCTGCTCCTTAAAGTTGTTCAGGCTCCCACTGACGGATGAAAACCGTGCAGCGGCAATTGGGGTGGACTGGCGGCAGTGTCACCGGGCCTTTTGGTGTTGCAAAAGGCTGGTCGAGTTTGACGCCACGCTTGGGGTTCATTTTCGGGATTGGGCTGCACCACTCGCATAGTCGCTCGTCCTTCGCCACCACCCACTGGCGTCGCACAAGCGACTCTTGGACGACCTGATCTTCGATCGCCTGCCGCCATGCGTCTTGGACACCCATGTTGGTGGTGCGCAGTGCCTCGGTGCGGGCAATCGTGCGCGACCGATAGGCGAGGTACTTGCGCTGGTAGGCGGCGACCATCTTGTCGATCTGCTCCGGCGACAGCGGCTTGCCTGTTTCAACGGCTCGGGAAAGTTGCCCGTCGTATCGAAAGTCGCGCAAGCGACGTGCGTTCACGCCGTCCGAGTTCAGCCCGTCCTCGTCGAGGATGGTCACCTGCGTGCCGTTGACGCTGTTGACCTTGCGGCCCAAGCCAAAGCTGCCAGCCGTGCGCTTGAGGTGGAACGTTTCGAGTTCCTTGCGGTAATTCATCACCGCCTTGGCCTGTCGCTCGGTCAGGCCGACGATGCCCTTGATCTGGCGGGCGACGTCCTTGGGGTTCTTGCCGTCCGTCATGCCGCTGACCAGCACCGAACGGACTGCTTCCTTGGTGGAGTCGCTGATCTGGCGAATCAGCCCGAGGTTGTAGGTTTGCAGCCAAGTGATGAGCCGGGGGTTGAGTTGGTCGAAGGCAAACGCGGCCCCTGTGAGCCGAATGGTGGCGGCTGTTGCGGCCCCGGAGGCGTACAGCCCGCTTTGGATGGCCGGTGACACCTCAGAGAACGCCGCCTTGGGGTCGATGGCCAAGGCAGCGATTACCTTGCTCACATCCCCGGATTGGAGAGCGGCCACGATCAAGTCGAGGTCGGCATCAGCGCCCATTTTCTGCAAACCGGCAAGGATGGCCTTCGCCAACTGCGGCTCCAGCTTGCCCGCCAGCCGCTCGATCTCGTTCATCGGGGCATCGCCACGGGCCTTGATTACCACGGCATTTGGGGGCAACAGGCGTTTGTACCGCCCGATTGCGTCGCTTTGATGCAACTGATTGAGAGGATTCATTAAAATATCACCCCGATGACAAAATTGAGTTGATTAGTGGCGCACTACGCGCCAAACTATCACCACGGTGAGAGGTTTCACCGGGTACCAGAAGGAGAAAGCAACATGAGCCAACACACACAACACGCCAACGTCCGGGCCATCACCCGGGAAATGAACCAGCGCCGCCCAACCCCGGTGCTCGATGCTTTGCTGGCAACCGCCATCGGCATCGGCCTCGCCTGCGCGATCTTTTTCAACATCTGAGCGAGGTCGTCATGAGCATCACAGTCAAAACGACCGAACAAGCCATTCGTCTTTTGCAAGCCTGCAAGGCCGAGTTCAAGATCATCCTGCCGACCGGCGAGGAGTTCGGCACGCTCGAGGTGGTCAGGGAAGTGGAGCACAAGCGCGTTCAACGCTACCCACGCGGCTTCCTGCACGAGCTTTACCAGCCGGTTCTCGCCGCACTTAACCCGGGCGAGGTCGGCGTGATTCTTTGCCCCGATACGGTGGAGCCAACGCACATGCAGTCTGCGGTTTGCGGCTGGTGCTCAAACCGTTGGGGTGCTGGAACCTACAAATCCTGCGTCAACGGCCAGTCCGTTGAAGTCCTGCGCATCGAATAAGGAGTCACGATGTTCACACGTTTCGACCGCGACAACGACGAATACGACGATCTGAGGGCAGAAGCCCTTGCAGAACGTCGGTACCACAACCGGCTCATGCGGAACCCCGACTGCCGCGACCCAGATCACCCGGGCTGCGAGCACTGCGACGAGGACTTTGAAAGCCATGATTGACCCAACCTCCAAGCGGGTCACCATCCCGGTGTCGAACGACATTGACCTGATCAGGGACAGGCTTGCCGCCGACACCGGCATCCGCATGAGCTACGCGCAAATCTTCAACTTCCTGATCCATTTCTACATCAGCAAGGCCAACGAACCAAAGAGCAGATGGAAGTCGCTGTCATGAAGGAGCGCAGCGCAACCTACCAAAAGAATCTGGCCGAAGCCAGCACACGCCTTGGCGGCAACGTGATGTGGATGATCGGCCAGATCATGCAGAAGCACGACGCTGCCGTCATCGAAGCAAGCCTCGAAGCAATCCAGTCGGCGCTTGCCAAGGAGCGCGAAGAAGTCGCCTGTCTGGTCGAACAGATGGGCATCGAGCAATACGGCACGCTGGCAATTGCTGCGGCCATCAGAGCAAGGAGCCAACATGAGTGAAGCACTGACACGGGTCATCGCCGAGCAACAAACCAAGATCGACAACCTCGAACTCATCATCGCGTCGAAAAACAAGTCGCTTGAGTCCACTTTCAAGCGGCAGGACGAGTTGTTCGAGGCTTGGGCGCGGCTTCTCGATAGCGAAGAAGGCAGCGAGGAGTACCGTCGCTTGCGGCACGAAGTTCGAATGCAGATTCTTGAGACCGGCTACTGCCTGCGCTGCTACAACTTCTCGTGCGAGTGCAACTATGACGAATGACGAGTTCAACACTCGTTGCGCGGCGCTGCTCGGTCGGTGGGGCTGGAAGAAGCGGTTTTCGCTTGCAACCGGCATCAGCTACGCGACGGTCAAACGCTGGTCGGCAGGACAACTGCCGGTGCCAGAGTACGCGGCGTCCATCGTCGAGTTGCTTGAGGGCGTCCCGACATTTCTGCGACCCAAACGGTGGTCGCGCTGATTCACTTTGTGTCGCGCTTGAGTGCCGACAGCTTTTGCTCTTGGACAGCGATCATTTGACGATTCTCGTGAATCATGTCGCGGTTGCGTTGGATTTCCTTCTCAAGGTCTTGCCGCAGCTTTTCGCGTGCCAACTCAGCGCCGGTGTTAACCGCCTGCTTGTTGTCCGACGTGACCACAAGACTCATTTTGCTGTTCAAGATCGTGACGTCGTGCTGAAGCGTGTTCAGCGCCGACATGAGGTAAGTGACGCAAGCGAAAAGGATCGGGAGAACAGCAAACGCTATTTTCTCGACCAGCGCACTTTTTGCGTTTTGGGCGTTTTCTGATGCCATGACGTCCTCCTAGTGTGCGCGGGACAAGATGATTTGCATCATCGCAAAGCCCATCGCGCATCCTCCGGTCATGAATGCGCCTGCGGCCCACATCAAAATCTTCTCAATGCGTTTGAGTCGGGCGTTGATCTGGTTGTAACGCTCTGCGCAAACGGCTTCGTGCGTGACCAAGCGTGTATCTAGTTCGTTGACAGTGCTCATCGGTTTTGTTTCCTCTTGCGTTGGTTACTCTTGGGCATCCCCGGGTAGACCGATGTCCCCGGGCATGTCTGCGGATTCCTCTGGCGCTTGCGGCAAACCCGCCAAAGACCGGAGGTGATTTTCCAGTTCGCGGTCTGGAAAAAGCGGTGCGCCAGCGGCAGTAAGTTGTTGCAGGAACCCGCCCAACTCGGCAAGGTTTGCACGCTCAAGGTCACCCGGGACGATTGTAGGCATGAGGGTCATGTCCAAACCGTTGAGCTTCCACAAACGAGGCATCAGGTGGCGATTGAAAACGTCCGCGATCGAGCGCAGGAAGGAGCCGAGCGCCGTTGCAAAGAGCGCGGTCTTGTCAGACGACAGAGCAAAGCTGCCGACGGACTGTTGGCCCAAAAAGATGAAGTCGGCCAACACCGACGTGGCGATGGCGCGGTTGTAGCGGTCGATGACCTTTGAGGTGTCAAACGATCGCGTGCCGCCCGTCGAGAGCAGCTTGAAGTCGAACAGCAGATTGCCCGAAGCGTCGCGGTCGGATGGGATGAGGATGCCCTCTTGCTGGTCACGACGAACCTGCGTGACCATGCGCTGCCACGCCTTGAGTGTCTGCTTTTGCTGTGCGTCTGCCGTTGCGTCAAAGTACTCGCTCGGGATGTAAGCGACGGGCAGGCCAGCGAGGTCGCGCTCGATACCAACCCCCTCGATTTCCTCGATGCGTTTTTTGAACATCCAAGGACGGTAGGCGTTGCGCAGGATGCTGCGGCCCTCTGGGTTGTTACGTTCATCGGTCGTGCGGAAAAGCAGCATCTTCTCAATCGGGATGGCGACCTGTGCGCCCGCGATGGGTTGCTGCACGAGGCCATTGATTGAGCCGTCTGCTGCGTCAATCATCCAGCGAGTAATGGTCGGCTGCGCACGCAGGCTGATCGCACGAATGCCGATCTTGTTGTCGTCGTACTTTGAACGGCTCTCGCCGTCCGCTGCGTCCATGCCGCCGCGCTTTTTCCAGATGATCTCCATCGGGGCGTAGCCGTAGACGAACATCGTGCAGATTTCAGCCACGACGGATGACATGGGCGTTGTCATGTCGTCGAACACTTCCTCGGCAAACGCTTTTCCAAGGTCAGCCTCTTCGGATTCGTCGACGGCCTGAAAGCGCCAGTCGCACTGCCGGATGAGCATAGAAACGGCAAAGATCACGCCGCCGACGATCGGGTCGTTGTCTGCCATCTCGCGGTAGGTGTTTGCCCCGCGTAGGCCACGCAACTCTTTGAGGATTTCCTCGTAGAGGTAGCCGCCCGTCTGGCGAAGCCCGGTGGAGCCGATCGTGCTCGGGTCAAACGCCAACTTGTAGTCGACGCGGTCGTCGTTTGTGTCCATCAATCATCTCCTGTGGTAATCGAACCAAGCCAAGGGCTTATGCGCGAAAAGTCTGACGGCCTTGCACCCGACTGACTCGGGCGGTGGTGCCGGTGGTGTTCGACTGCGAGGGCCAACGCCACAACGCAGTCATCGTGATACCCGTCTGGGGCGCTGTAGCGCACGCCAGTTCGGGTGTATTGGTACTCGAAGATTTCTAACTCAGCCCGGATGGGGCCGTCGGGGATGGTGATCGCACCCGTTTGGATGGCGACTGCCAGCCCCTCCATGAGCTTTTGCTTGCTGCTCGACGAAAAGTGGTACCCGGTGAACGTGTTGCGACGGCGCTTTTGTAGCCGTTCCACAATTGGGTCGCCGACGCCCGTCGAGTCTATGAGGGTTGGCGTTCGGCCCACGAGTGAAAGTATCTTTGTCTCGGTTGTCTCCCACGGGCCTTGCCAGCGTTCAAAGCCGCACACCTGTGAGTCCTTGTTCAGACCGATGCAAACCGTCCAGTCGGTCGACTTCGCAAGGTCAACGCCGCAGGCCACCGGAACCCCGTCGCTGATCTTCGGCACTGTGCATGCCTGAATGAACTTAATGCCGAATGGGTTGCCTTCGTCGTCGCTTGGCTCGGCAAGGTACAACTCGCGGAAAACATTGTCGGGCAGCAGGCGCTTTGCGTCTTCGATCTCCGAGATGTCGAGCACGCCACCAGCTGCTGCGTCGTACGCCGTCAGCTTCGCGTAGGACATTCCCGGCTCACCGGCTTCTGCCTTGCGGGCCATTCGGTAGTGCCAGTTTGAGCGGCCCTTGACGTTCCCAATGATGCGCACCGGCCCCCTCGTCGCCGTCAGGGTGGAGCGCACGGCAATCCACGAGTCCTCGCGCACGCGGGACGCTTCGTCGATCACGGCTGCAAACACGTCCTCGCCGTAGAGGTTGTCCGGCTTCTCGCCCGACTTGAACCAGACGACGGCCCCGTTGGGCAGCGCCAGCGTCATTTCAGTTTCGTTGGCGTGGAACATCCCGGACGGCAGGCCACGCTTGATGCGTCGAAACGCGATCTTGGCCTGTGGATAAACCGGGGCGACCCACCAGTAGTTTCGGCCCGGGCGTCCGTTGATCAGCGCCTGCTCGACCAGCCAAGCCATGCAGCCGACCGTCTTGCCCGCCTTGGTCGACGCCTCAATGACGCCGTAACGGGCTGGCAGTCCGGCAGGGTCTTGGCAGTCGAAGATCGCAAGGCGCTGTTTCTCGTAAAGCCAAGGTCGGATGTACTCGTGCTCGATCATTCCGATTCGCGTTCGCCAATTCGCAGCGTAAACGCCACGCGCTGGTCACCTTCGCCCACCTTCGCCTCGGCATCAATCTCCATGCCGTCAGCCTGCCGCCACCGGCAACGGGACTTGAGCCAGAAAATAGCCCCCGTCAGCGCCGCCTTGTTGTCCGAGGTCTGGGTGGCGATGCGAAACAGGTTTCCGGCCACCCGCAGGCTGGCAGTCGCGCCGCCGTCCTCGATCTCCGGTGCGTAATATTTCCGCAGGGTTTTGTCGCTGATGCCCATAACCCGGGCGATCTGCTCCTGCGTGAAACCCCCGGCCAAACCCATCTCCACCAGCGCACGGCTGGTTTTAGTCGGCTCGTGTGGGGCGTTGTAACGCGCCTGTTCGGCCTCAGTGGGCACGGGTTGGGCGGGTTGGGCCTTCACCCTTGTTTTTTTACTTGCCGGAACACCGGCGTTTTCCCGGGTCGCGGTGCCCGGGGCTTTCTTGTTGCTTTGCGGCATCGAAATATCACCTTTATGACAAAAAACCGTTGATCTTCGATCAATCCTATGGCGTACTATCACCACTGTGACAACCAAAGGAGAACGCAGATGAACGCAACCCCCACCCACCAAACGGATACGGCACGAGCCTTGGCGATCGTTGAAGAGGCGATCATTGAGATCGGCTACGAGCGGATTAACCCCGAGTCCCTGCAAGCCTTGGGCGATGTCCTGCATGACGAGGACACCGGCTGGGCTTTCAGGCCAGAGGTTCACCGGGCTTACCGGGTCACGATGGCAGGCTTCCGGGCCTTGCTTGCACCCGCCACCTGAAAGGAGAGAAAGATGGCAAGTGTATGGATTGAGATGGCCAAGGCGACCCCCACCAAGTTCAAAGGTGGGCTGAAGCCCCGGGTGGCGATTGAGGACGCTGCGGCCTACGTCAAGGAATGGGTCAAAGCCGGGTCAAAAACCCGGCACGCCAAGTCAGCCCCCGGATTCACATTCCTGCTGTTTGAGCAGGGCAGGCTTTCCGGGTCGGTGTTTGTTGAGGTCATGTCCCCACCATCCAAGCCCGAGAAGGGCCAACCGCTGCGCACCGGCAAGTGCGCCTAAACCAAGGAGAAAGCCAGATGACAAAGTTATCCACAACCCAACACGCGGTGCTGACGGCAGCACTTGCGACCCCCGGCCACGTGCTGGACAAGTTCCCGGCCAAGATCAACGGCGGGGCCAAGGCCAAGGTGATCGCGGCTTTGGTCGGCGCGGGGTTTGCCAAGATGCGGGCCGACAACCGGGCCGTGATGACCAAGTCGGGCATTGAGGCGCTCAAGACGTCTCCTGCGCCAGCCCCCAAGGAGCCACACCCAACGATGGCCGAGGTGGAGATTCCACAAGGCGCGACCAAACGCGAGGTGCTCCTCAAGATGCTGGCGATCGAGGACGGGGTCAGCCTTGAGATGATGTGCAAGGCCACGGGCTGGCAACGCCACACGGTTCGCGGCTTCATCTCCGGCGCTTTGCGCAAGAAGGGCTACGTCATCCAGAGCGTTCGGCACGCCACCTGTGTGCTCTACCGGCTCAAGAGCAGCCCTCAGACGACCGTTTGATTCGCCTTCCAAAAAAAAGTATCACAACCATGACAACCAATCAACAAAACGAGATGTTCAGCACACCCCGCCCGCAAATCCTGACCTTTTTCGTCGCGCAGAAGAACCAGCGCGGTGAGTTTTTGCTCGGCCCTAAGACCTACAAGACCCGCGCCGAGGCGCAGTCGTACATCCACACCGTTCTTGGCGGGCACGGAACCGTCGTCCTTGCCGCTGGCAACGTTTCCCTCGAACTGGTCAGGGAGGCGGCATGAGCGAAATGTCTGAGCAACGCCACCGGCAGCGCGAGGCAGTCGCTGCGGCCATCCACGAGTTTTCGGTCAAGCTGGCCCAAAACACCGAGACGGAGCCGCTTTTGCTGGTCGAGTCCCTTGTCCTTGCAACGGCCACGGCCTGCGTCGGGTTGGCCCAAGAGGGCAAACGCCGCGAGGCGATCGTTGGTGCGGCAGAAATGCTTTTGCAGTTCTCGCATTCCGACGCCCCGTGGATGTCGCAAGAACTGAAAAAGGATCACTGACATGGTCATCAAGAAAAAGCCTGCGACCACCCGGATCGAAATCGACCTGACTGGCCCCCAAGGCAACGCCTTTGCGCTACTTGCTGTCGCCAAGCAGCTTGCAGAGGCACTTGAACGCGACCCGACCCCCATCTTGGACGAGATGAGGTCGGGCGATTACGAGCACCTGCTCCAAGTCTTTGACCGGGAGTTCGGCGAGTTTGTGGTGCTCTACCGGTGAAGGCGCTGCTGTTGGCCTTGTGCGGGGCTGTGGCGGGCTGTGCGCCGTTTGGGCCACCACCGTCCCTGCCAGACTATTGCCGCGTCCACGCGGGCGGTTTTCGCGCCCCACTGACCCCAGAGCAACACAACGTCTGCATCCACGGCAACCGATCGGTCGGCGAGATGTTTTCCCCCCTTGGGCAAGGACGGGCGACCGACGTCTGGATTACTGTGCGGCCTTCCAGATGATCAGTTCAATCAGCCCCCAGACGGCGGCACCAACCACGGCAACGACGACTATGCCAATGACTGTCCACTCGGCGATCTCTTGACGCTTGGCGGCAACCTTGCGGCGTTTCTTTTCGGCGGCGATTTCTGCCGACTTCCTCTCGGCCCGAATCCGGGAACGCTCTGCGAGCATCATGTTCCAGAGTTCGGCGTTGTTGGTGAGCACGAAGATGCGGTTCAACTCGGCCTCGAAGTCGGCCATTGCCTTGGCCCGCATCACGTTTTCCATCGCCTCGGACTCGACGGACTTCCCGCCTTTCTGTCGTTCCTCGTTGGCGGCTTTCTGGATGACATCCTTGGCGTCGAAGAACGCCATCACCTGCTTTGTCAGGTCATTGATGTCGCGTCCGAGTTGGATGCCTTTTTTGATGCCATTGACGGCACCTTGGGCCAGCGCAAACGCGGCGGCAGCTTCAGCGATCATGGTTATCCCCCTTCGGAGAATCACCCTTACGACATGATGGGCGAGATTACGTTGTGACCTTTGCTTTCTGGGTCTGGAGTTGCTGGCAACGCTTGGCGTACTCAGCCGGGACATCGGGATGCCAGCCACCAATGAGGTACTGGCATCTGCGCGGGAAATCGTCTGTGCGCGGGGCGTAGACGATGATGCAAAAACACGCAGTCAGGTAGACGGCGACGAAAGCCATCCAGCGGAGCAGGAATGGCCGGTAGCTCATGCCAAGTTCGAGTTTCCGTCTTGTACCATGCCAGACGAGGCGACGCTCACCTCATCGACGCGACGGCCCCAACCCTTGCCGAACACTGACCACTTGGGCAGCGCCTTGAGAAACGCGATGCGGCTGTCGTTCAGGCGCTTGACCACCTCGGCGGCTGGAATTGCCGCCACGGCTGCAACGGTCTTGGGGCCGATCTGTCCGTCCACGTTGGCCCCAACAGCGGCCTGCAAGGCCCGTGCTGCCCGGTTAACGCCAGAGTTGATGGCGTAGTCGAACACGGCGTAATCGACGCCTGCGGGCAGGTCGTCGCCACGCACCTTGTCCCAATACCGAGCCTTGTACAGGGGCGCAACGTCGCTCGGCTTGAGTGCTCGCATCTCGGCCTCCGTTACGGGGCGACCGACCCATTCCTCCCAGACGACCTTTGTGCAGCCGAGGTTGGTCATGCCGCCCGGGTCATCAGGGTGGTTGACATACCCGCCCTCGTGCTTGAGGACGTGTTGGAGCGAGTCTTCGAAGTTGTCTTTCATTTGCGACCTTTCTTCGCCGGGGCGGCAGGAACAACGGGGGCTGGCTCCACGGCGGGAGCGACGGATGCGAGATAGGCGACGTGGCGCTCGACGTGCTCGAGCAAATGCTCTGCACCATGTGCGTCGATGTATGCCTCGATCAGCTTTTCGTCGGCGGCTTCGATGGTGGCGTCTGGCGTACCGCCAACGATGGCCTCAAGCGCGGCGGCAAAGGTGTAGTCGCCAGCGGCGCGGGTGATGAAGTCAGTGATGGTTGCTGTCATGTCGTTGTCCTTTTCGACAAATGGTTGAAAACTCGTCGGAGACAGTACGACCGCACCAGACTGACCACAGTGAAGATCAGGCCGATCAGCAAGTCGTCGCCGACCGAAATCTGAATTCCAAAAAGTGGAAACACCAGCATTTGCGTGGCGATGGCAATGCCAAAACCGACGGCCACGTTGGCAACGGACTCCACGACGGACATGCGGCGGGACTGTCCTTCAGCCATACAACCTCTCCAGCGTCTCGGCCAAGCAGTCGTGCTCGTTCTTGCGCATCACGCTCCACATGCGCTTCTGGCCGTGGATGCCGTTGTGGTTGTCGCGGTGGCATGAAACGCAAAGCGGGATGGTCAGCCAGTCAGACGACCGACGCCCGGGGGTGCGCCCCTCAATCAAGTGATGCACCTCGACCGGGGATTCACCGCAAACGGCGCAGGGCAACTCGGCCACGCGGCCCATGTGCCTTTGCGCCTTGGTGCTCATGCGGCCTTCTTGCTGGCCTTTTTCTCGGCCTTTTTGTCTTCCTTGCCAAGCTCGTTGCCCACCAGCTTGCCCGGGGCACGCTCGCCCATGACTTCGGTGAACGTGCGACCGTCGGCCTCAAGGTGCGCGGCCTTGCCCGTGAACGCCTGCCAGCGCAGCACGGCCACGTCGACATAGGCGGGGTTGAGTTCCACGGCATAGCATGAGCGCCCAGTCATCTCGCAGGCGATCAGGGTTGTGCCGGAGCCAGAAAACGGCTCGTAGACGGCCTGCCCGGGGCTGGAGTTGTTCTCGATCGGGCGCTTCATGCATTCGACCGGCTTCTGTGTGCCGTGGACAGTGTCAGTGTCCTGACCCTTTGCGTCGATCGTCCAAAGCGTCGTTTGCTTGCGGTCGCCAGCCCACCAGCCTTTGCCAGCCTTCTTGACGGCGTACCAACACGGCTCGTGCTGCCAGTGATAGTCGCCGCGCCCAATGACCAGACGGGTTTTCGCCCAGATGATCTGGCTGCGGATGTTGAAGTCGCAGGCAATCAGGGACTCGGCCACCGTGGTGGCGTGCAGTGCGCCGTGCCAGACGTAGGCAACGTCGCCCGGGAACAGCGCCCAAGCCTCGCGCCAATCAGCCTTGTCGTCGTTCAGAACCTTGCCGGTGCGCTTTGTGTTGCTACCCTTGAGGGCTTCGTTGCGCCAAGACGGGTCATATTCCACGCCGTAGGGCGGGTCGGTGACCATCAAGTTCGGCTTGACGCCTGCAAACAGCTTGTCAACCGTGTGAACCTCGGTCGAAGAGCCGCAAATGATCCTGTGCTGGCCTAGCACCCAGACGTCACCCTCGACGGCCACCGGCATTTCCGGCACGGCGGGAACTTCGTCAGGGTCTGTAAGGCCATCGGTGCCTTCTGGGGCAAGCAGCTTCTCGAGTTCGTCGACGGAAAAGCCGAGCAACTCCATGTCAAAGCCGCCGTCGTTCAACTCGCCCAACTCAACGCGGAGCAGGTCTAAGTCCCACCCGGCGTTCAGCGCCAGCTTGTTGTCGGCAAGGATGTATGCCTTGCGCTGCGCATCGGTCATGTGGCCGATCTCAATGGTCGGCACCTCGGTCATCCCAAGTTTGCGTGCTGCCATCACCCGCCCGTGGCCCGCGATGATGCCGCGCTCGCCGTCAACGAGAACCGGGTTCGTCCAGCCGAATTCCTTGATGGACGCGGCCAGTTGAACGACCTGCTCGTCACTGTGCGTGCGGGCGTTGCGGATGTACGGGATTAAGTCGCCGATCGGGCGGTAGGTGATTTGCAGCTTGCTGGTCATGGGTACCTCTGAATCTGGAAAAAGAAAGGGCAACGGGGTTGAGCCGTTGCCCTTTGGGGAATCCGCGCAGTGGAGGGAGGTTGGAGAAAGCCAGTAGCGCAGAAAGGCGGTGTTCTCATTCAAGTGACAAAAACACCACCCTAAATGAGATTATGCAGGTGACTGCAAGCGGTGGCAATAAGTATTTGATTTTTCAAAAAGTAATTTCGCAACGAGGGTAATCCCCTGCGATATTCTCACCAAAACCGCTAAATTTGACTTGCTAAGTATCACAGGAATGATAAAGTACGTTCACGGTTTCAAAAAGAGAAAAGTAGAAACCGGGCAACAAACGGAGAAAGCACGATGAAAATTTTGACCCCTGAGATCGAAGTCCAGCGGATTGGCACCAACCACTGGCACATCCACAACGAAGAGGACGGCACGCACGTGACCGTCTACCCCGAAGGCGACCTTTTCTGGGTTTGCCCCTGCGAGGACGCCGAGTGCGATCGGCCCCTGAAAGGCTGGAACCCTCGCTCCTACAAGTTCCCAACCAACGCGCTTGTGTACGGCAAAAGCCTCGCCACCCTGCGCCTGAACCCTTCCAAGTAATCAACGGAGAAAGCCAAATGACACATTCCATCGACCACACCAAAGGCCAGCTTGTCGGCACGGTCAGCCAGCAATGGGCCATGCGCCCCGACGACGAGAAGTTCCTTGACTTGACCAGCCTGCGCGACCGCGTGAGCCTGTACCGCGACGAGAGCCGCACGGTTGACATCCTCCCGAGCGAGATCAAGTGCAACGCCGGTGGCGGCTCCCTGACGTTCGACTTGGCAGGCAGCATCGTTGAACCATCGCATTGGGCCTTTGACCAGATCACCCGCGTGGCACAAGCCCCGGCCTACTACCTGCGCACCCTGCCAGCCGAGATCGCGGCCCAGAACCTTAACCACGGGCTTGCACGGGCCGAAGCCAAGCCTGTTAGCGCCTACGTCAGGGAGAACGGCAGCACCAGCCTGCGCGGCATCACCAGCGTGCGTTACGGGCGCATTTTCGACAGCGATGTAGTCGAGTCGGTGATGAAGATCGCTGGCAACGGCAACGGCGACACGCAATGGAAAGTCCCCGGCTGCATCGACTGGAACGGCAAGCACGGCGTGACATACAACCCCAACGTCACAATCACTAAGCAGAACACCACGCTCTATGCCAGCGACCGGGACGTCTTCCTGTTTTTGGTGGACGACTTGAACCCGATCGAGGTCGGCAAACTTGCCAACGGCCAGCCCGACCTGATGTTCCGAGGTTTCTACGTTTGGAACAGCGAAGTCGGCTCCCGCACCTTTGGCTTTGCAAGCATGTACCTGCGTGGGGTCTGCCAGAACCGCAACCTTTGGGGCGTCGAGGACTTCAAGGAGATGACCTTCAAGCACACCACGTTTGCGCCCGACCGCTTTCTCAAGGAAGCCGAGCCTGCCTTGCTGGCATTCTCAGGCAACAGCACCAAGCGCCTGATCGACGGCGTGCAGGCGGCAAAAAAAGCGATCGTCGCCCGCAACACGGATGAGCGAAACGAGTTTCTCGACAAGTGGGGCTTCTCGCAAAAGCAGGCCAAGCTGATCTGCGACACGGTCTTGCTCGAGGAAAACACGCTGCCTTCATCCATTTGGGACTTTGCCCAAGGCGTGAGTGCGGTGGCGCGTGACGCCGAGTTCCAAGACCAGCGACTCAAGCTCGAAAGCATTGCAGGCCGGATGCTCGACAAGGTCAAGGTCGAGGCTTGATCACCCCCGGGGGAGGCTTCCCCCGACTATTTACTTTTAAGGACGAGATATGTGGATTTTTTTGAACGACGCTTTTTTGAGCATCATCGAGCCGCCAAAGGGCACCCCCGGAAACAAGCTGCTGGTTCGCGCCCGCGCCAAGGGCGTGCTGGAGCGCGTGTTTGGCCCAGACATCAAGGTCGCCCGCACGCCAACCCGCGACTACCTTTTCCGCGCCATGATCGACAGGGATGCGGTGGCGACCGTGATTGCAACCAACATCCTTGCGATCGACTACGGCAACTTCAAGGACTCCATCCCGGACGAGCGCGAGTTCGACCTGTACCACAAGGCGTGCGGGATGGTCTGGAAAACCATGCACGGATTCCAGTACCAGACGCTGCCTCAAAACCAGCAAACCGCCGATGACTTCGCCTACTAAGCTGGTATTTGACGACGAGCGCGAGGAGAAGGAGCGCCAGCTCCTTTTGCAAGAGCAGGCCCGTGAAAAACGCCGTCAGGAGAACCGCGAGAAGTTCCCGCAGGTCACGGCCTTCTTTGATGAAATGAACGCGTTGTTTCCCGGCACACGGGTCATTTGGGCCATTGAAAACGGGAACGTGGTCGGCAACCCGCCGCCAGAGGCGCTTGAAAAGCACCGGCAGGAACAAGCCGCTAAGTTGGGTCTACCAAAGCCAACTGATTGAGGAAGTGATTGAGAATCTTGGGCGGCGCTTTCGGCCAGCACCGCTCAAGTATCTCCAACGTGTTGTCGATCGTGACGGCGTCGGCCCGTTTCCAAGCAAAACCACGATCAGAAATGTCGGCAATCAGGCCAAGTCCTGATTTGAGTTTTCTTGCGTCGACCGAGTCCTCCTGCCGGAGGTATTTCATGGTCATCAGCAGCGCCGTTACCGGCATGGCGATCGCCATCAGTTCATCTCGACAACTTTCCTCCTCATCGAACAGAAAAACTTTCAGCCGGAAAGTCAGAATCAGCTTGCTCAGTTTTTTACGAGCGACCGCTTGGGCGACTGGATTCAGCGCGACCGTTTTCGTGACCTTGTGCACCAGCTTTTTCACCACTGTCCTTTTTCCTTGGCAGTCCGTCGTTTCGCCATTGGTCGATGTGCGACAGCGCAGACCGCAAGATGGCAATGCCTTGTCTCTCTGATAAACCCAATCCGTGCGCGACCTTGTTGGCGTAGTCGCCCCAATGAATGACCCGGTCAAGAACGACTCGCTCGGCCTCGGGCAACGCGTGCATGAAGTCGGAGATCGTTCGCATGGCGCGAGCAGCCTTGCCCGTGAAGTTCCAGTTCTGAGTGTAATCGGCGACGCCATGCACGCCACCCAAGTTGACCTTGGTATAGCCTGAACCGTAGGCGATGTAGTGCAATCTGCGAAGCCAGTCCCCGGCGTCGTGTTGCTCGTTTGAAATCTGCTTGCGGTGCAGGTACCAGTCCAGTGGGTCAACCGTTCTGTTGACCATCTTTGCACCAAGCGACGGGTTGTTTTTACCCTTTGAGAAGTGCAAGATGGCCCCGTCAGCAGCACGCTGAAGTGCGACGTCACCAGCGTCTTCAACGAGGTGTGCGGCGACAAATCCGGTGGGGTGTTGCGTGCTTGTCATGGTCAGGCAATGTTAAATCGACGCTCAAAGAAGTTGTACGTCGCGTTGACCTCACCCGGGCGACCAATCTCGTCGTGGTACCGCGACTTTGCAACACGGATGATCGAGTTGGATTCTGTCTCCCTGTGGACGACCACGCCAAGGTCTGCTTTGTTGTACCAGTGTGCCGAGTCGCTGATGTCGTAAAGCGTCGGGATCATGTAGTTGCCGTCTTTGTCTTTTTGCTGTTTAGACGGGTGAGCCACGACGATCAAGTGAACCATGAACTTGCGGGCGAAACGCTTGAACGCCTTGATCGCACGCCCCGTGTACTCGGTAGTCGACTCGGCCTTTTCGCGCATGTGATCCATCTCGTTCCAAGGGTCTATGACGACGACCTTGCAGCCGTGCTGGACGACAGCAGCCTCAAGTTTGTCGAGAACCCAATCGACGGTCACATCGTCGTCCTCGGTCGGAACCAAAAAAGAGAAGTGCTTGTCGATCCACTTGTCGGCCTCGATCACGTCCTGCTTTTCAGCAGACTGAGGTGGCCTTCGCAGGTACCACGTTCGAAGGTTCCTGCGGTGGTCACGGGTTGGCATCTGCTCGAACGAGGCGAATGCGATGTTGAGTCCGTGGTTGTGGACAAGTCGGCAGCACAAGTCGTTGACCATCGACGATTTGCCGTGTGAAGGGATGCCAGTCCAAACAGCGAAGTCCCCAAGCCTGACCTTGTAGTTCTCGCTGAACTTGCCAAACCCAATGTCGTAGACCGGAGCCTCTGGGGGTGGCGGCAACTCGCTCATGCGGTAGACGCCTTCGACCTTCAGGAACTGCGACCGATTGATCGTTTCGACGACACCCTTCGGCCCGAACGCCTGCAACACCTCGTTGAGGTCTTTGAGCCGAACGTCACGGTCATGTGGGTTCTTTGGGTACGTCAGAAACTTGCATCGGTACCGCCCAAGCTGGAGGCTTAAGTCGTGCAGGAGGTTGGCCCCGGCGCTGTCCCCATCAACGGCAAGAATCACCTCGCGCACGCGGTCTTGCGCAAGCAATGGCCGAATCGCGTCCAGAAAGCTGTACTTGACCCCGGCGTTCTCACCAAGCGCCGTGGCGGGTGCTCCGTCCGGCACGCTGATCGTCCGAACAAATCCTGCCTGAATGGCCGACAACGCATCAAGCTCACCCTCGGTGATGATCAGCGGCTGGTCTAGCAAGGTGTCGTCGCGCAGGACGTCCTCATTCCAGACGCATTTGACGCCGCCCTTGTCTTGCCAGATTTTCCCCTTGTCCCCCTGCACAAGGCTTGTGCGGTACTTGCGGTTGACGATTTGCCCATCCCGGACAAAGCCAAACGCGATCGCGCTACCACCACCGCTTCCTGAAACGCTGTGCGTCTGGTACCGGGTCGCCAAATCTGGGTCGATGCCCCTCGCCGCGAGAGCCTGTGCGTGATTTTCCAAAATTTGCAGCATTACTTTCCCCTCTTGATCCTGTTCCACCTGACCACCCGCAATGGTGGCAATGCCAAACCGCCTCGCCCGAAAGGAGCGACCCGTTGCTGATCGGCGTCGGGCCGATGGCAACGGAGAGGCACGGTTTGCGGCGATTCGCCGGTTTTCGACTTGGGCTGCACTGTGGGCAGACCGTGTAGTGGTTTCCGGGCGCTTCGGAGCGCAGAACGATGCCAGCCTCGGCCAGCGACTCGACTCGGCTCATGTTTGCTCTCCTCCCCGGGCGGCGTTGTCGTGGTTGTGACAAGCCATCTCAACCACCCACCCCCATCGGGATGTAGCCCGGGCGGTGCTGGCCGGGAGCGAAGTTCTCGGCCTCTTCCCAAGCCCCCTTGTTGAGCCACGTGGCGGGGTGCGGGATGAACTTGGGGTCTTGGCCCCGGCTGGCCTCAGAAAACGCCACAGCGGCCTTCCTGATGCGGTCTTGGGCGTCTTTGCCACCACCGGCATGGGTCACGGCACGCTTCCACGACTTCAAGGCATCCAGCTTGTTGACCCGGCGAGGGTAGATGTCCCAGAAGCCCTCCAAGAACTCGGGCGGGTAGGTCGTGGCCTTGGCTGGCTTTTCTGGTGCTGGAGGATTTTCAGCAGGCTCCGTCAACGGCGACGCAGTTGACGAAGATATATCTTTAGTCCCTGTCCCTTTTACTGTCCCTTTTACTGTCCCTTTCATTGGCATGTTTGCATTGGCATTCACGTCATCATGCCAAGGCGGCAATGCGGCATTGGCATTCACGTCAAATGCCAGTGCCGCATCAACGTCAGTTTTGCCGCCTGATCGCCTTGCAGAATCGTCGCCATGTGAGTGGGCGCTACCGTCCCATCGCGCATTGGCGCGGTCTTTTTGCCTCTTGCGGAACTCATCCCTGCGCTGCCGGTACTTGGTTTTTTCGGCCCAAGCCTCGTTCGCCTTTTCAGCGATGACGGGGTGGTAAAGGCGTCCGTCAACGCATTTGACGTAACCCCTTAACGCGCCTTGACGCACCTCAAGCCATCGCGTCAACGCTTCTTTGCCGCGCCCAAACCCAGCCATTGACGCAAGCACGTTGTCTTGGTCTGGGAGGCTTGCGGCTGGCACTTGATGCCACGATGCGCACCACAGCCAAAGAGCCGCCCTGATCTCGGCGTCGCTGCAAACCACCCCAAGATCGGAGTCGCGCAGCCGCACCACGTCCAGCGGCATGAAAACAAAGTCACGCAGGTCAACCTCGGGGGCGACCAGCGGTTCGACGTCAGTATCTTTCTCCATAAAACCCTCTACTTTTTTACTTCCCCGACCGTGGCCGGTGCCGACCGAGATGATTCCGGGTGGCGAGAAGTATCATAACAATGACAACGCCGGATGTGAAAGCCCCGTCTTAATCGATTTCAACGATTGAGATCGATTCCAGTGCTTCAACCAGCTTCTTCTTGATGCGGTAAACCGGCGTCCTGACCCCTTTGACGTCCTCGACCACCGTGCTGCCGTCGCTCGTTCGGTACCGGAAATCAGCGATGTACGTGGCGATCTTCTTGCCGTTGACCACTATCGGGAACTTCGGCTGCAACTCTAGATCATTGATTTCGTTGATTCTTTCCAGTAATTTAAGCTCGCCGTAACGTTTGGCTTCTTTTTTGCTGTCAAACGTGACGCCGTCAATTTCTACTTTTTTATTTTTGTATTTCCCTGATGAGGAGTAAACTTTTCCGAGGTATGGGGGTTTGTTTGTAGAACTCATGAATGGGAGATGTTTGGGACGGGAGGTTTCATGAAAGCCAAAAAAGCAAACATGCAAATGACAAAGGTCGAACTTTTAAAGTCGTTCATGGTCAATCGTGATCTAAAGCCCCATCCGTGGGCACAAAAAGCGGGGATACGATCATCGACCATCTATAACTTTCTAGCAGGCAAGTCGGCCACTCTCTCATCGGACACCCTTGAGAAGCTGGCCCAAGCCGCAGGGGCAACGGTTGATGAGATTTTGGGGAGAGGAGCCTCGCAAAATCCTGTAGCGGGTGACGTCCCCCTGCGATTCGAAATAGGTATCAACGGGAGACTTTTTCAAATGCAGACGATTGGCTTTGTGCCGCGACCATCGGGTGTCGCTGCCGGAGTTGACCTCACAGCAGCCCGCGTGGAAGGCGACGGGATGCACCCACTTAGAGCAGGATGGATTTTTTACTTTGAGACCGCACCGGTCGGCCCAGAAAAATTGGTCGGCAAGCTGGCCGTCGTGAACGTCGCAGGACGGTCGGAGCCGCTTGTGCGAGAGGTTCGGCGCGGGAGCCAAAAAGGGCTGTACGCGCTTGTTTCGTGGAACGCCGGGACGCTCGAGGACGTTGAGGTTTTGTCTGGCCATCGCATTGTCTCCATTACGCAACCGCTGTAATCTTTCCCAAAAGATTATCATATAAATGACTAATTGGGGTTGAGCAGCATCACGGTTATGATATTCTCTTGTCACACCCATGAGGGTGCAACAAGGAGAAAGTCATGGCTGCAATCGCAATTAAGAACGAAGCTGAGTGGCTGTCCGTCCGCGAGCAATTCGTGGGCGGCTCAGAAGTCGCCAGCCTGTTTTACCGCTACGAACTGCCCGACGGCACGACCATCGTGCGGCACGCCTACGAGGATGTGCCCGCCGATGCCGTGCCCCTCGGGTGTTTGTCGCATTTTCAGACCGCCTACGGTCTTTACAACGAGAAGGCTGGCATCGTCATGCCAGAGGACTTCTCATCGGAGCGCATCGACGCCGGACGGTTCATGGAACCTGCGCTGGCCGAGTGGGCAAAGCACAAGTTTGCTTGGCCCCTTCGCAAGGTGCGCCGCTACATGTCGCACGACGGCGTCCCGGGATGGGGCGCATCACTGGATTTTGAGGTTCACGGCGACGGCGTAACTGGCGTCCCGGTCGAGTTCAAGAACGTCGACTTCTTGATCTTCCAGAAGGACTGGCTTGTCGACGGCGAAGAGGTGCTTGCCCCACCGATTCACATCAACCTCCAGCTTCAGCACCAAATGGGCGCAACCGGCGCAGACCACGGTTGGGTTGTCGCCTGCGTTGGTGGCAACAAGCTGTATCGAGGTCGCATCGAGCGCCATGAGCCTACGCAGCAGAAGATTGCCGAGGCGATTGCTGCCTTCTGGCACAACGTGCGGGCCGAGAACCCTCCCACCAGCGTCGCCGACTACGAGTCGGTTGCCAAGGCGTACGCCTTTGGTGAAAAAGAATCTGCGATCGACCTGACCGAAGCCGAAGGCATCGAGCAGTTGATCGACACCTACCTCGCTGAAAAAGAACAACTCGCACAGCTTGAGGTCAAGGTCGAGACCAGCAAAGGCCGCATCGCCGCACACCTCGGCACCAACACCAAGGCAAAAGGTAACGGCTTTCGCATCACTTGGCCCGTCATCAACCGGGCCGAGAAGATGATGCCAGCACGCATCCAAAAAGCACTCACCTATCGCGGAGCGATGACCATCGTCAAGGAAGCCAAATGAGCAACACCGAAACACAAACCACAACGCAAGAGCAAGTCGCCCCCACTTTCGAGGCCATTGACATGACACAGCAACAGCACGCTGTACCCGCAA